TCATTACCTTCATACCTTCTTCATTAATATAAAAATCTTCTTGTTTTAAAAGACTTTTTCTTTCTTCTTTTAGATATAATTCTGATATCCAATCATCTTTTCTCATTTTCTATCATTTTTTCAGTGTGTTTACAGTGAGGACAAGTCACCTTTTTATTATTATCTATAGATAATAAATGGTAGTCAGATACTGACCACCATTTATTACATTTACCACAATTAAAGTGGTATAATATTTCTCTACTAAATTTATGCTTCACTCTTTTCTAACTTGTTTAAGTCAACGTCAATTTCACAACTTCCTCCCGCACAAGCTAATTCACCAGATAAATCCGTATTATCATCTAATTCTATAACATTGGATAAATTAACGTCTTTTAATGATTTCATCATTTCTTCATATTTCTCCTCTGTAATATCCTCAAATGGTGCTTGAGTATATGTACCTCCGTTATAAGGTAGTACCGATAACCCATTATAGTATTTTCTATTATTCCACATCCATTCACCAGCTGCTTCCCACTCATCTTCTCTCAAAGAAATAGTGGCTGAAACATTGTGTGAATTAGAACCTTTTCTGTGACCAGAGTTAACCCATTCCGTCGCAACTCTTTTTACTCTTTCTAATAAATCAAATGGAGATTCAGTTCTCATAATTGAACCTTTAGGTGCTTTTTGTGGAATACTAATTACAGCTGTATCATGTGGTCTGAAATATTCATCTTCTACTAATTCTGGGTGGTTAACATTTAAATAAGTGTAAATAGCTTCATTTTTACCAACACGTAATCTTCTAATATAAAAATCATTGTGCCATGCATGAATACCAGATGATGTTCCTAATGTTAATGATGTTGTTCCCGCTGGTTTTACTGTAGTTGTTCTTGCTGCTTGGTTAATTCCTAATAACTTAGAAACTCTTGTATTTTCTCTTTTTACTAGACTTGCAGCTTTTTTCATATCATAATTTAATACTTTACCCGAACCTATACCAGTCATTGAAACACCAATTAATGCGTCCTTTTCAGTGGTTTCTCTCCAAACATCTCTTAAATAATGAAAAGCAGTGTATCCCGCTTGGAGTGTTCCAATGAATGCTGCTGCTTTTACTCTCATATTTAAATCTTCTTGAGACTCAATATTTGAAACATTTACTTCACATAAGTTACAAAATTGATAAGGTCTTAAAGCTATCTCACAACACGGATTAGTTCCCCAGTCTTTATCGTTATTAAAATAAATTCCTGGTTCCCCCGCTCCTGATAATTCTACACGTTTCCATATTTCATTAAAAAACTCTCTTGTTATTTTATGTCTCATTAATACTGCTGAATTATTTGCTCTTCCTCTTTGTGGGTTAAGTTCCCACCAATTACCAGCTTTACATCCAATCATAGAATCATCATCAGCACTAAACAAACTAATAAGAGCTGCTCTACGAATACCACCGGCCAAGACAGCATCTGCAATATGACATACGATGTCATGTACTTCAATAGTTGTAAGTTGTTCTCCATTTTCTTTTGCGTTTAATAATCCTTCTACTTTAACCAAACATTCTTTGAGTGGTTGAGGTCCTGGTGCCTTACCTCCAGAAGTTATTAATCTAGCACCTTTTGGTCTAATATCTGAATAGTCAAATTCTACTCTTGAACCGCCTCCATTCATATATGATTTCATTAAAACTTTAACTGAGTCTGCCCATCCTTCAATAGAATCTCCAATTAAAAATCTTCTTTTTCTCTTTGGGTATGGTTTTTGAATTACTGGTAATTTAGCAACGTGGTGTTTTTGAACTGAGTAACCTACACCTGTTCCACCTAATAATAAGAACATACATTCCGCGAAGGAATCAATATGGTCAATAGGCATATATGCACAATTGTATATCCTGTTAGGGCTTATCTCTATTGGTTTACCACCGAATTGCATACTCCTCATTGATGGTAGTACTTTTTTCTCGTAAACCAATTTATATTTTTCATTAATTTCTTCCCTCAAATAAGGATATTTTTTAATGTGCATGTTTTTATTTCTTGTTACTAACTCTTCCCACGTTTCTCTTCTATTTAATTCGGGAAGGTACTTCGCGTACTTCATGTAGACAGTAATGTCTGATAAAATTTTGTTAGAAATTTCCATATTCATAATTTTATTTATTGTTTATTTATTGTTTTAATACTTTGTTTCTTCTCTCTAGAGCGTCTAATACTCTTTGTCGATTTCTTTCGGTTTTATCTTCTTCAAAACCTAAGAATGTTTGTGTGGATTCTGTATCGATTTCTAATGTACCATTATTAAATGTACAATTTTCAAATATAATCCCATCTTTCCCTATTCGGGATTTTGTTATAGCTATAGTAGCTAAACCTAATTCTTTTTGTTGTAGAGTTTTTGCGACTGAAATAATGACATGTCCTACCTGAGCTTTCTTGATAGAACCACCCATTTGGTCTGTTGTTACTACTTCTGATGAAATTGAGGACCTATTTCCTTGAGTTGCTGTCCAACCCACTAGATTTAATTCATGGCACATAGCTTCAAATTTTCTCATAACAGAACCTTCACCTTTCCATTCATCACTAAAACTTCTATCAGGTATTACACAATCGATGTAATCTAAAACTACTAGGTCTACCTGATTACCTTCAGAAATTACTTTTCTAATCTGATTTTTAATAGTAGTCATATTAAATTCATCTGAAGCCATCTTCTTAAGAATTAATTTACCACCATTTTTTTTCATTTCATCTGCCTTAGAAATTACTTTTTCTTTATTTTCACTTAACTCATCTGGAACAATACCGGTCCAACATGTAAAATGTTTTCTTTGTATAATTTTAGGATTATCCTCAAAAAATATTTGTAAAACATTATAACCCATATTAAAAGCAGTATTTGCAAATCTTGTAAGTATTGTTGTTTTACCAACACCAGTAGGTGCAAGTATAACACCTATCTCTCCTTTTGCTAGTCCACCATTTAGTAAATTGTCGATTCCACCTATGCCAGTAGGGATTGGGTGTCTATAATCATCTTTTAGAACTTCTTCTAAATTATGGAATACCTCTAGACTGTCATGGTCAGTTTCACCTATTTGGATTGCATCTCGGATAAACTCTTCACACTTATCATAACTTTCAAATTCACCTTTTTCCATAATTTTTTCAACTTTACGAATAGCTTTTTTTAATTCTTGTTGTTTACAGAATTTGATGGATTTTTCTTTTATAAAAAGGTGGTCTTCAAAAGAACTCCCTTTTACCTCTTTTAACATATCAATTACACACTTTTTTGCCATTTCAGAACTTACTTCTAAATGTGTTAGTTGTTCAAGAGTTTCAAAAGAAGGTACGGACTGATATTTTTCATAGTACTCTTTAATTATCTGTACTATTAATTTAAAATACTGGTTATCGAAATATTTAGGGTCTACCACATCTAAAATAGAATGAGCAAAACCTTTATCAATAATAATTAAGTTAAGAAGTTTTACCTGAAAGTTGTATCCTAAATAGCCGAAGTTTCCTGTTTCTGTCATCATATATTTCTTTAGTAATAAATACGTAAAAGGGCGTATTAAAGTTGTTTATTTAGGTATTTGGTAGTTAATTTTTTTCTTGACAATGTGTCAGTAATCTCCCTTAAAAAGTAAGAAATTTGTGGCCTTATATCTACTGAATATTTAACTCTTGGGGGATACAAATCGGCAGGGAAGATATATTGTATTATGTTGGTATTTTCTTTCTTGACAGTTATCGTAAAATACTCGCCGTCACCCTGTAAATTTGACACTTCATCTTTATAAAATTCCCCTATAATATCAGTGGTTTTACCCTTTAAAGTGTCGATTATGTCATCAACAATGTTACTTACGGTATAATATAAATCGAGAGACTTTACACTTTTTGGGTTAAAGTTTCGAACATTAAAATACCTTTGACAAATAATGTTTTTATTTAAAGTTAATAAAAACTCAAATTTTTGATTTTCTTTTCTTTCCATTTTTAGTTTGATTTAAATTTATTTTTTTCGACTCTACTCAATAAAAGGAATGGTCTTGTAAAATTTAAGAAAGATTCGTCAGATTTTCCAATAAAATCGAACAAACCATCTTCCATCATCATCTGTAAGAGATTTTTATAAGACCTTCCTGTTGGGTCGAGTGTTTCATTTATTAATTCGTAAATTTCTGTTTCTATTTCAGAGGGGTAAGTGGTACCTATTAAATCTATAAGTTTTTTATTTCTATTAAAAAAACTTTCACCTAATACACCTTCTTTAGTTTTCCCCTCTAGGATATTAAGTAATCTATAGTTTTTATCACCAGAATCACTTAATTTAGTACACCTATTTATAAATTCTTCTAGATTAATATCTTGTTTTAAAATTTCAGGCATTATTTTCAATACTGTTTTAATGCCTACATTTTTTATCCCACTAATATCATCTGAAGAATCACCACATATAATTTTTAAAAGTTTTATATTCCCAACTGGGATTTCAAACCCTTCATATTTTATAGTATCCTTTAAGGTATGGATTTTATTATTACTTAATAATTTTAAGTTTACATTTTCATTAATTAACTGTGTTAGGTCTCTATCGTTGGTTAGAATGGTAATATCTTCTTTACTATTTTGTGTATAGTAACCTATAATATCATCCGCCTCTATACCGTCAAACTCACATTGTCTAACAAAAATCTCCTCTAGGTATTGTTTTACCCTAACTTTCTGAACATGAAATGAATCTTTTTGTTCTTCATTTAACCTTTTCTCTCTTCGTTTAGACTTATAAAGTGGGTATATCTCTCTTCTGTAGGCGTAGTTTTTTTCACCATCCCAAGCCACTATAATTTTAGAAAATAATTCTTCTGAAATACTTTTTCTTATAGTATTTAAAAAGAAGTATACTCCTCCCAAATGTTTTGATTGATTCTGGAAATTTTTTAGACCGTGAAATCCTAACTTGAGTAGGGAATTTCCATCAACTATTAGCGTTTTGTTCACTTTTATTTGTGTTACTGGTTAAACAATTTTTCACTCTACTATTTTTCTTTTTCTTCTTTAACATCAAACTCACCACCTGTACCTAATTGTGAAGACCAAAACTCAGCATATTCTTTTTTGTAATTTTCAATAGATTTTTTTTCTTCAGATGGTTCTCTAGCTGCTAAAAACCCATGTGGGGATATTAAAATTTTACCATCTTCGTAACCCAAACCATTAACGTGATTTTTCATAATAGTTATTTTTGTACGTGTAGCAAATTTTACTTTTCTTTTTTCTTTAACCGCAGAAATATTATTAGTTCCCGCGTTTTTTTGATTTCCAAACCTAAAGACTAAAGTGGAGTTTAACCAAAGTGCTTCACCCCCTTTAGCTTTAATTTTAGGTTGACCGAAAGGATTGTCTGGAAGTTCTACCCATGGTTGATTGACAACCACTAAAGTATTTGTGTACTTTGAGTCTTCTCTTCTAGACTTTCCAATTCTTTGGTTGATTCCCATACCAATTTTATCAGCTAAAACTGCTGCATTGTGCATTTTACCACCTTTTCCATCAAAAGTCATTTTACACGGTATAGAACCTACTGAATCCCATAAAAAGAGTAAGTCGTAATCGATTTCTCCTTTTTCTTGTGCATCTAAAAGTTCATTTATGTAATCAGTAATTTGCTCAATATATTCAAAATTATTATTAAATAAAAAGAAACCGTCCCAATCAATTTCACCCGTTTCTTTATCTATTACCTCCTCACATTGGAATCCTAACATTTTTGCATGTTCGAATCCCCATTTTTGTTCAGTAATAATAATAACAGGTAAAACGTCTTTTTTCTGTGCATCTACAGCAGCCTTAACTAAAGCAGTAGTTTTTCCTGTATCAGAATGTCCTAAGAACATCTGAAGATGACCCATCGCTGGACCAGGTATCCCAGTTGCGTCTAGGAATGCTGGTCCAAGCTCAAAAAATCTATCAGGTTTAAACTTTGCTTTTTTTGAAAACTTACTTTTTATGTCGGCGAAACTTCTTTTCTTTAATGGCATAATCTTTTAATTAAAATGGTAAATCTGTATCTACTTTGTCGTTTGCTTGTGGGTCTGTAGTTGTTTTAGTTGTCATATCTACAGTACTATTAGTCTTACTAGATGGGTCATCATAAGTATACTTCTTCAACTCATTGTCCCACACTGGGTCAACACCTTTAGAAATTGCTTCTAAATACTCCACTGGTTTTTGTGAATAAACATCTCTCCACGTTCTTTCGTCTGTTGTCCATTCTTTGGTTTTGCTATCGTCTGTTGATAGTTTTCCTGGGTCTTCGTACATCACAGAAGAAACTGTAGTGTATTCACCTCTACCACCTGGTAATGGAACTGCTTGTAAAATAAGAATTAAATCTCTCCCCTCATTAACATCGGTGATATCACCTTTGTTTCTCCAAATAGGAATAATTTTATCTATTGGTCCGTCACCTTTCCAATTATGTTTAAATCTCCAGAATTTTACACCATCTTCTTCGTTGTCTCTATCAACAACCTTTACAATATAGAACTTTTGAGAACGGTATTGTCTAGCTAATTCTTTTGATTGTTCGTCACCAGCTAATTTAAGAGCTTCCTCCACTTCATTAAGTGGACTTCTATCTCCTGTTGGTTTTCCGGAAGAATCTTTACCTGGGTCGTATAATTTCATCCATCTTCCTTGGACTTGTGTATTGTGAAAATACACTTCTTTAAATGGTGAACTACCATCAGTAGTAGGTAGAATTCTAATTCTTTTTTCACCTGATTTAGTCCCTTTAGGTAAAGCAAGGGCTAAATATTGTTTTAACCTGTCTTCATCTGACATTCTTGGTGTCGATGATGTTGTTTGTTTGTTTTTCTCATATTGAGCTAAAACTGCGTCTAAACTTGAAGCCATAATAATTTAATTTTTTTAGTGATTAATTTTATAAAAATATAGGTTTTAATTTATACTTTGTCAATTCTATAAGGAGTTATTGCAAAAAGAAAAACCCCTTACGGGGCTTAAACATATATGTTATTTTTTAACTAATCAACCTCAGGATTAAAACTTTGTTTAATGTCCGCGTTGTTGTAGTCTTCTACTTCATCCTTTGTTAAAACATAGTCTACTTTTCCTTGTTCTTTATATTTGTCTTGTTCATCAGTCCAAAAATCTTCTAGTGTTTTGTTGTATGGGCCAGAATCATGTTTTTTCCTTAATTCCATTTTTTCGTTGGATGTTTTCGGTCTATATTTTTCTATTTTATCTTCTAGATTGTTAATTTGTTTGAGAATGTCATCCATCCCACTTAGTTGTGTTTCTAAATCACCTAATTTATCTAGTAAAGATGTTAACTTTTCATTA